GCCAGTTTCAGCGTTGAGTGTTATGGTATTTGTCTTTGGATCAAAATTCCCAGCAGAAGACTCACCATTTGGAGCAACAACAAACTGTTTAACCTCTAGTTTGGTGTCGCCAACAACTTTAGATAACACCCCTGCTAGCTGTCTAACACGACCTGTAGCACCTGTTATTCGCAACGCTTGTAACGCTCCTGCTAGGTCTTTACCCTTAATAAGATCACGAACAGCAGGATGCACGGGGATGTCGAGACCCACCACAGCATCGGAAGGTAGTTCATAATACTTCTTAAATGCAGTCCTGATGTTTGGGTTTAACTTTTCTGCGTCTGTAAGAACATCAAGTCCAGCATCAAAGTCAGGGTCTACGGTTTCTCTTTCGCCCTTGGTGTCCTTTTTCTTCTTTCCTTTGGGTGGAGTTGGTTTGTTTTCTTCTACGTACTTTGCAATTTCTTCGGACGTATACACCTTAACAGGACTAGAGTCTGGGAGCGTTACAGTAGCGTTATTTGCTATAGCGGTTGTTTTAGCTTTTTCTTGTGCCGCCTCTGCTTCTGCAACTTTACGATCTATTGATGCTTTAAAAGTACCAGCCTTTTTAGCCGCAGCTTCTGCTGTTTTACTAGCATATCCTTCACCATATTTAGCAACATCATCAATCAAGACAGCTTCCTCTGCCTGCAAGAAATCTATTTGTTCTTGCAAAGCGGAATTCGTTTCAGCATCAAGATTTTTTTCTACCCACTGACGTGCTTGAGCGGCTCGTATCTTACCAGTGCCTTCAAAATGTTTTTTAACGTAGTCGGCATCTGCTGCGGTCATATTTTGTTGTGGTAGCGCGGACGCTCTTAAATCAGCAGCAATGTGCAGTAGTGCGGCAGAGGGATCTTGGTGTTTGCTAAAATACTGGTACGCACCATAATTTTTACTGTTTTTGTTTGGCTTATCACCTTCAATAAGTTCTATAATCTTGTTTGTGTCACTGTCTGTCGCATAAACAACCCTACCCCCAAAAGCCGTATCTTCACGAGAAGTAGGACGCCCTAACACATTATCATTTGTAAGTTCTTTTACCTTACTCTTGATCTTGCGCGTTGTTTCTTTTGCAACTTTTGGCCTTGCGACACGAGTCTTCTTTGGCGCAGCTTCGGGCGCAGCTTTTTTAGTGGTGGCTTGTTTCGGTGCAGCCTTTTTAGTGGTGGCTTGTTTCGGTGCAGCCTTTGCCGCAGCTTTTTTAGCAGCAGCCCGCTTCGTTGGAGCTGCTTTCTTAGCGACCCCTTCGGTGGGAGTCTCTTTTGCTTTAATTTCCGTAGCGGCATCTCGTCCTTCAAATGTTACTCGGTCAGGGCTAATCATTGGAGCAACTCTATCCAACAATGCCTTTGTTTCAGGTGGTAATGCTGGTGCTTCAGCTACAGGGCGTGCTACTGGAGTGACTGTTTTTGCTACTGTAGTGGGCTTAGTCGTTGCTGCTCTTGCAACACCATCAGGGCCAATTCCAATATCTCCCAGTCCTCGTTCTGTAGGTGTTGTTAGCTCCAATGGAGTTAATGAGGTAGTTTCTAATGGAGTTGTGCGACCTGCTGTTCTTCCTGTAGGACGAGCAGGGCTAACTCCAGTGTCTCCCAGTCCTCGTCCTGTAGGTGTGCCAGCTCTGGCGGTATCGGGACTTCCCACTCGTGGCTGTCCAGCAGGAGTAAAGCTAGTTCTATCTGTTCCTGTGTCATCTCTAGCCGGTACGGGCCTTTGCTGATCTTGTGGTACATCGCCTCTAAGTGTGTCGGTCTGCTCATCACGAGTTCCCTCCAACAAGTTTGTGATCTTTCGTGATACATTCGGGTATTTTTCTTGAACGTTTTTGTTGCGGCTGTACGCCCCCAACTGCTTGCGTACGGCATCGCTATTTAAGTCTTTACCAATAACACGTTTACGCAAAGGAGCTTTAGGCTGCACGCCAAGCTCGTCTAACATTTCTTTTGTTACGGGTACAGGATCTGGTGCAGGTTCTGGCTCAGTAACAACTTCTGGTGCAGGTTCTAGTGCAGGTTCTTCTGGCACAGGTTCTGGCGTATACCGTGGCTTCGGCGCTGTCAATTTTGAAACAACGCCGCGAGAATCGGCAGCACTTCGCCTCGGCTTTCTTTCGCGCCCTTCAGGTACAAATGGCACTTCAGTGCGTGCAGTTGTTACCCCTTCAGGGTCAGTTTGAAAGTCTGCAGGGCGTATTTCTGGCACAGGAGACCTAGCTATAGCCTCTTCAATATCAAGTTGTTCTTCTTTTGGTTCTGCTCTTCTTACTTCCGCAGCTTCGGGTACATCCATAAATTGATCTGCGCGACGTAATTCTTCTGGGCCAAGACGACGGCGCTCTTGCTCTTGCTGCAATGCAAACAAGTCAGGCTGCTCAAACGCTGCTTCATCTCTAGCATCAATCGCACGTGATGCTTCACGATCTCTAGCCTCTTGCTGTGCGCGTTCTTCTTCTAGCTGTCTAGTTCTATCTCCTTCAAAACTAAACAACTCAGGTTGTGCGGTATCTGTTCTTGCTGCAGATCTTGTTGCATCAGCAACACGCAAGTCCCGTGCAGTATCCGCTATTTGTAGTTCTGTAGGATTTGTAACTCCCTGTGCGGCAAGAGCTTCTAACGCTGCGGACGTGTACTGTTCTACTTGTTGTTGTTCATAATAATCAGCTATAAATTGTTCTTCTGAGTCAGTAAATAGTACGTCTCGTCCTTCAGCGTCTACCTCTCTTGTTGGTTCTGCATATGAAGACGCTACACGAGATGGGAACAACTCTCCTTGTTCTTGATCCCCTTCAAGCGCAGGTAAATCTGTTTCAAGTAAATCTGGATCTCCATCACCTCGTGTACGCCGCCGCATAGCGGCAAGTTCTACAAGTGATTGTACAAAACCACCGACACCACCGCCATATGCTGCAGCTTCACCAGTGCCTTCAAACGTGCCTCGCTCTGGATTGTATATACCCTGCTCAATAAGGTTTTGAGCAACACCCGCAGCAGCTTCTTGAAGCCCTTCAAGGCTACCCTCACGAGCAATCCTACCTAAACGATTAAGAATAGCGTCAGATGCGTTGTCTCCTAACCCTTCTCTAAAAAATTTAAGGAATCTCATTGGCGAGACAAGTTCGGATGCGCCTACAACCGCACCAAGAGCTGTAGCTCCCGCACGTTCACCTGCCGTTGCATCACCTGCACGAGCGCGTTCGCTAGCCTCGCCAGCACCAGCACTAACAGCCACTCCAGCGCCTAAAAACGGATTAACGGCAGTCGCAGCAAGAATACCACCAAACGAGCCTAGTGCTTCACCAAACTTGCGTGATACTAGATCTTCTTCCCCTTCATCTGCACCAGTAATATAATCTTCAGTAAAATCACCAACAGCTTGTATGCCGCTACGCAACACCTGTTCAGCATCTTCTGGAAGTGGGGTAATTACACCAAGGGCTGCGGACTCAAGAACTCCAACAGCACCGCCAATAAGTCCTTTACCAAACCCTTCGACTTGGTCTATGAGATCAACTTCTTCAGCCGCCTCTCTTTCTTTAGAATACAGCTCTAGTTCTAAATCACGGTAGGACTGTAATTTATCTTCTCTTATTTGTCGCCTAACCGCAGCAATAATTTCTGCTTTAGGGGCGTTTTCTGGACCTTCTACTTGATAGGTAATTCCGTCAGGGCCAATAACTTCGTATAACGCCATAATAGCCCCTTATGAAATAGTATTTACAGTATAGCCGTCGTCACCACTGCCACCACCTGTCATTTTTTCGGCTTGCTCTATAAGATCTTTAAGCCCTGAAATGGTTGCAGAAATTGCTTCGTTCTTTAGCTTAATCAGTTCAGCAGATGAAAGACCTTTGTATTTTTTATTACCTTGCATTTGTTGTGCTTCGGTAATCATGGGTGCAAACACAGTCTCGTAATTATTTGTAATGTCGCCAATAATTTTCTCAGCACTTTTTATAGTATCTAGAAGTTTTATGTTGTTACCTGTACGTTGAATCTCAGCTATCGCATCGTAGTATTTCTCTGTTATAGAATTTTTACGTTCAGCCATAATTCCATCTATGGCTTTTAAACTCATTTTTACTTTGCCTTCATATTTTGCCAAATTACCTTTAAAGGCTTGATCTGCTATTTGTAACACAACTCTAAGTTCACTTTGTCTTTCTGCTATAGCAGTTTTTTGATTACCAAGATCCGCTGCTAAAATTTTATCAGCTTGATTTGAAGCATATTGTAATTCTGCTTCGGTAATATTTGCTATTGTTGTGCGTCCTTGACGTACATCTGCAGCAGCTTGTGCAAACGCAACATCACCTGACGCAAGCGCATCTTTCTTAAATCCTTGACGTTCAGTAACATCTGCGCCTTCTTGTACAAGACGCTTGTCCTGCAGTCCCATACGCTCGCCACGCAACGCGTCAATACCCGCACGTTGTCTACCACGCTCTCTAATAGACGCCCCTGCACCTGATGCAAGTGTAGAGCCTATAGTTGTGCCAGTTGCGCCAATAAGATTCTGGATCAAACGTTGACGACGTAATTCAGCCGGATCGCCATACCGCAGGCTTTCAATACCTCTTACTTCATTTTCTTGAGCTTTGCGCTCGTTAATTACACGATTTCTTATAGCTTGATCTTCTTCTGAAAGCTGCAAATACTCAAGCGCTTCGTCTCTAGCATCTGTTTTTGCAGCTTGAGGATCTATAGCCATTTGTGCTTTTGCATCAGCACGCAATTCGTTAAACACTGCCAATTTTTTTGGATCTTGTGGCTTATAAGCTACAGTAGGCACTGTAGTTGTTAGTGAGTCCAGTATGTTAGCGTCAGTATTCGGACTGGGAGCAGCACCAATATCAGTGCCAAGCTGGTCAAACGCTGATTTAAGATTATCAGTAGATTGATTTGTTGCAGGTTGATTTGTTGTTGCATCTCTTGGATCTGAAGATTCTGGTCCCCCTAAACCAGCTAGCATATTAGCGCCAATACCACCCATGGCATCAGGAACATAACCCGGATCTCCTACACCTTTTGAGGCTCCAGTGCCTACAACATTACCCTGCATACCTTGAGTGGCTGCGAACATTTTTCCTGTATCTTTATAGTCTCCATCAACCATTTTTGTTCGACCAAGCGTAGGTGCTTCACCTTCGGGCGTTGCTCCAATTTTGTCTTGTCTAGAATCCCGTTGTGCGCGAGCGGCTTGTCGATTAGCAGCATCTCTATCTAAAGTAGCGGGATCTTCATATCCTTCTCTACCTAACAACGCCTGTATCATTTGATATTTTGTAATTTCATCTATATCTGTGCGGTCTTTAAGTTTTTGTAATTCTTCAAACTTATCTTGTGCTGTGCCTCCGTTAGAAAACCCAACAATGCCGCCTTGTGCCATCATTTGTTTTGGAGAAGGGCGAGCAGCGGCCCCGGGCAAACCCCTTTGAGCAACACGCTGTAAGTTCTTTTGTTGCTTGGCCTGACGGTTCTGCATAACGCCAGCTACACCCTTTAACATCTCTTGCTTAGTCTGCCCAACAAGCTCTTCTTCGTATTGTTGAGCAATGGTCTTAGGGTTTTTTTGCCTTTTCATTTGCAGGTCACGAGCAATAGCAGCTTGCTCTGATTTCATTTTTTGCAACGCGAGCAAATCAACAAGTTGTTTGCTTTCAGTATAACGTTTTTGCAGTGCGCCGGGATTGCCACGATACGCGTCTACTTTTTGTTGGATTGTGTCATCAATGCCGTATGTCATACTTAACTCCTTTGCCCAGAGCCAAAAATGTCATCATACAGTTGCATAATACCACCCGATGTCTGCATAACTTGAGACAACTGACTAGGCTGTGCATATGTGTATGATTGTGTTGCTAGTGGCAGACCTTGCAACAGGGACTGCATGTACTGCACGCCCTTGTATGGGAAGTCTCTTTCTTCTCTAAACTGCGCGTAATCAGCCGCCACGCCTTCAGACTCGATTGCACGCTGTTGCGCTCCAAGATCTGCTTGTCTGGTCAAAGCCGCAAGCCCATATGTGTTTGCTGCATCCTGCGCGGCTTGCTGCCTTCCTTGCTCTACATTAAACTGTTGCTGCGCCCTATCAAACGCTGTTGAATACCCAGCACCTGTAATACCAGCAAGATTTTGCAATAGATTACGACGATTTTCTGCATCCATAATAGCTTGACGTGACCCGCCAAATGCTCCAGCTCGTGTAAGCCTACCTGCATCTGCTGTACGTTGAATATCTGATTGACGACGTGCCTCATCAATTTGAGGCTGTAGTGCAGACTGAATGTAGGGATTCATATATTGTTGTGCGGTACCAGTATCAGTAAAACTGCCGGGGGCAAAATTACCCATATCTTGTGTAGGCACAGTAAGTCCCGCAATTCCAGAGAACGCCGCCTGTTGCGCTGCAGATTCACCCGCAGTAAGTGGCCCACCGTACCCTTGGTAGTCCATTGCACCGAGCGCCTGACCACGCCCAAGCATCTCAGTAACATATGGACCCACATAGGTAGAAAGAGCAGACTCTGTGCCAAGCTGCTGTCCAGCCATCGGATCTTCATATGTGGCTGCTGGTTCTGCTGTGTTTTCTGCCATAATTTACCTCATGCTGGTAAGAAGTCTTTAGGGTCTATTTCTTTACCCTGCTTCTCACTCCCTGTGCGTTCTTTGCGTACTCTAGCCATCATATCTTCTAATACCTTTGCGCCAGCCTCTGAATTGCCGTTGCCTAAATGACTTACAACGTCTGCTGGAATTACAAACTCGCCATCACTAAGTGCTGCTGGCTGCTCATTATCAATCATAGCAGGCTTTTTGTCTGCCATGCCATCTGTAGCGCCGTCTAAAAACCTACCTCGCTTCAGTTGAGCGATACCCCCAGCAGCCATCTGTTGCGCAGGTTGCACAGCAGGTTGAGGTGTTTGTGCAGCTAACGCAGCTTGTGCAGCGGCGGCATCTTCAACGGCACGTATAGGAGCTAATGGCTGACCTTGCCTGTTTTGCGCTGCAAGATTTGCGCGATTAAGCGCTTGAAGTCCCGCTACCTGCTCGGATGTGTCTGCGCCGTCAAAGCTAACATCAGTAAAGTATCTTTGTCCGCCACTGCCCGGACGGCGATTTGGATCGTAGGTACCCGGCACCTGCATACGATTTACAGTGTACTTAGGAATACTGCCTTGATAACCCATGGGACGATTAGAGGAGCTACCCTCACCAAACAACCCAAACAGTTGCGCTGCGCCCCCCGCAGCACCTAATATTTTACCGTAATCGTAACCGCCATCGCTTGTTTTAAAGGCACCTGTAAGACTATCAAAAACGCCGCTATCTTCTTGTTGGTTAGTGTAGTCGCTAACTGCACTATCTAAATAATCATACGCATTATCAAATACTCCCATCACTTACCTCCAATGAGCCGTAGCAACTCTTCATTTGTGTCAACAATTCCACCTTGAGCGTACGGACCTGCTTTTGTGTAGAAGGCTTCTTGCCCAGCATCACGGAAAATACTTCCAAAGTCGTATGCAGGACCAATCTTTGCGGGGTCCACAGGGTTTACTGTAGTTGTTCTTCCAGCTTCCTGAAGTAGCATACCTTGCAAATCCCTTACATTCCGCAGTCTATCCTGCGTTTGAATTTGTGTTTGTATTTGAGTCTGTGCATCCATTTGCTGCTGTGTCTGCGCATCTAATTGCGCTTGTATTTGCGCTTGTATATCAGCTTGTTGCTGTTGCTGTGCCGCTGCTTGCTGATCTAACTGCGAAAATATTCCTGTAGCAGGTTGAAATTTTGACTCGGGCGCAAAGGTAACGTCTTGACCTTGTAGTGCATCATTTAACAGGTTCTGATCGTTTATGTCAACAATACCATCCCCTGTAACATCATACCCTAATTGCTGTTGCGTAAACTGAAATGGTGTCGTGGGCGTTGTTTCGGAAAATGCCTCTGTTTGTGCAATAATGTCAGAAATAAAGTCTACATCTGCGCCCGTAACTTCGGTTGCAGGTTTACCAATTATGTCTGCAATAGATTGAATATCAGTGCCTAGAGAAGCAGCAGTTGCACTCACATCACCAATCTGCTGTCCTAACTCAGTCTCGACATCACCAATCTGCTCGCCTAGTGCAGTCTCGACATCACCAATCTGCTCGCCTACGGCGTCAATATCACCGACTTTGTCACTAAGTTGTCCGACATCGTATCTTAACGTGTTATATTGAGCAGCAGGTAGAGCTTCTTCTAATCGCGCACTTAGTTCACTTTCTGGCACCTGCCCTACTAACTTTTGCACATCTTCTGGACGTACGTCAGGAAGCCCTGCTTCTGCAAAAGCATCACGAACCTCAGATTCATCAGTCATAAATGGATCAGAATTATTAATAAGTTCTTGGATGGTATCTGTTTGTGGACCTTGCCTTACATACTCACTAATAAAATCTGGAGGTAATTGTGATACATCAAATCCTGCATCCTCTAATGCTGCTATTACCTCTGCTTCAGTGGTCATATTTTCGTCAGCATATTTAATAATATCGTCGCGCACCTCTTCTTCAGGTGTGAGTTCTGGCGGTAGTTCTGGTGCGGGATCTACAGGATCAAGTATAGGATCTACAGGATCTACAGGATCTACAGGATCAGGTGTAGGGTCAGGTGTAGGGTCAGGTGTAGGGTCAGGTGTAGGATCAGGTGTAGGGTCAGGTGTAGGATCAGGTGTAATACCCAAATCTTCGTCTGTTATTTCATTAGCTCGTACATATTGTTGAACTTCTTCTGGCGTAGCTTCATACCCAACACTGGCAAAAAAGTCTGCTGCTTCTGCCTGTGTTATTGAGTACGGGTCAAGTCTTGTTTGTAAATCTGCAGCCGCTGCAATAGGATCTTTTTGTCCACTTAGTTGCGCTATCTGTTGTTCAGTTAGTGTAATTCCTTCTAGTTCAGCGACGGCAGCGACCTCAAGATTATCAAAAAATCTATCATCAACGTAAGTGTCTAGATTACTTCGTGCATCTGCTTCAGGGGTATTGCCAACAAAACTAGCCACTTCATCTGCAGTAGCCGAATAATCTTTTACTGCAAAATCATTCATTGCTTCTTGCGCTGTAAAATACGCATTATCGTTTACAGTATTGAGTAGGCTAGTTTGTATTGTATTGTCGTTTACACCCGCTTCAGCCAATATTCCAGCCGCAGCTTCTGCATCAGCAGGATTAAGTCTTGCCGCTTCTATTGCTTGATTTATTGTGTTGTTAAGAGCTAGTAACGTGTTAGCACGAGCATCATCAGCGGGTCTATATTGTCCGTACGCTATCTCAGCTTCTTCAAAACTCATACCACCTTGGCTTGCGGCACGTTCAGGAGTAGGAGTAAACGCTTTTTGTATGCCTGCCGCAGTCACAACTGTCGTAGCAACTTTAGATCCTATGACAGTGTCCATAACCAAAGCCGCTGCTATATCAGGACTAACTAACGCGTCAGGATCTAACTGCGCTAACCCTTTATCTGATATTAAAGTACCATAATATTTAGTTACGCTTTCTGTAATACTTTCTACTGCTTCTTGTCCTGTTTCTTTAGCCACTGCTGTAGTTGCTGCAAACAGTTTTGTAGCCCATTCTCTAGCGCCATTTGTTACAGTGCTTGATTTACTACTTACCAACCCAAGCGTATCACCTACGATTTCTTCTAATTTAGCTCCTCCAGCAATCTTGTTAGTTATCGCGCTAACTAAAGCTGTGGTTGACGAGGTGTTCATAGCTACATCATGTGCATACGCTTCAGCCTGTATTGCATTTAACCCAGAATTTACTCCAACATTTCGAGCTTCGTTAAAGGTGTTTATATATGTTTGCCCAGCCACTTCAGCTACATCAGCAGCTAATACTGTACCAAAACCTAGTTTTTGCCCTATATGTCTAGCAGCTTCGTCCCCAAATCCCTTAGCTTTAGCAGCTAAACTACCATATTTTCCAACGCCATAACCTAACCCAAAATTTATACCTTCTTCTATTACTTCTGCACCAACGTATTCTGTAAAAAATACAACAGGCGATTCTTTTGCGCTGTCGTATAACGCCATGCCAGAGTTATATACTTGTTCATAAAATGGAATTGGAGAGCCATCCGATCTGGTTTTTAACTGGCCGTTTTTATCAAGATTTGCGTTGGTAACATTTTTAAGAATACCTTCAGATTGCGCTTTCCATTCATCAGTTTTTAAATCTGCGCCTGCCGTAGCTAAAATATTTGATAACTTATTAGTTACACCAATAATATCACTTCCAAGAGCATCATGAGCTTTTACTATCTGGTCATGGTGTAATGCGGAATATCCCGGCGAATATGCTACATAAGGCGCTAAAGAGTTTAGGAAAGCAGCCGTACCTCCTAAAGTATCAACTACGTTTGCTGTTACATTTTCAAGACCAACCCCTGCAAAATTACCCATAAAAGCATCAAGGTTTTTCTTTGCTTCTTCATCAAGCACTGTATTAGTAAATAGATCGTATATACTACTACCTACTCTTGCTTGCTCTTTAAACCCTGCAACACTTGAATTGATATCTTCTACCTCGGTAGCATCTAAGCTATTTTGAAATTTAAACAGGGCTTTAGGATTAACTTTTCCTAAACTTGCTAAATCGCCACCAGCGGGATCTGCTACAAACTCATCTGAAAAATTTTTATGTTTATTAAAATAATCTGTTTGCGTTACATCTCCGCCGCTTTCAACAAACTTTTCTGTCTGAGCTATACCTTGATTAAATGCCAACACCGCTAACTGCGAGCTACCAAGTCTTTCGCTTGCTTTTGCATGAAAATCTAAGACGTATCCTTCTGATATTACAGGGTCCATCAAAGCTGTATCTACACGGTCTTTGTTTTCTAGATAAATTCTTCTTGCAGTGGCAGCATACTTATTTGCGTCAAACTCTTTTGTAATAACTCCATCTTCACCAGTTACAAACTTCGTATAATCGCGTTTGTTAAGTTCGTCTAATAAGTCAGGAAATAAGGACTTTACTCCATACCCCGGCGCAATAGCAGACACAGGTTTAATTTGAAAAGCACCTACACCGTCACCTTCTCTATTTACGATGTTTGTACCACCACTACTTTCGGTCATCCAGTAACCGTGTGATATTGCGTTAGCAGGAGTAAATTTGCCTGTTTTTACTATTGTTCCTGCATCATTATTCCATTTTGCTACATCTAACTCGGGTATAGTCCACACCAATTCGCCTGCATCGGTAGGAGTTAAAACTGCTCGCCCAGTGCCAATATCAACATTAGTTACTCCTTCATCAAACACGTAATCTTCAGGAGCTAAACCGGGATCTGCAACAAATGCTTTTGCGTATTTAGCTAGATCAACTGTCCCTTCATCTCTATCCGCAGCGTCAACTGATTCCGCGTAACTAAATATTTTTTCTTTTATTTCACCAAACACTTCCAACTCATTGTCTGGGTGATCGTAGTTTCCAAGAGATGTTTGTATATCTTTTATCTGGTCTTTAGATAGCGCAGTTATAGGTAGTCCGGTCTCATTGACTGCTCGCATAAACAACGCTTGTTTTTCTGCGGCTAGTTCTTTTTCGCGGTCTGCATTGTTGACGGTTAGTTGTTGATCTTTGCCTTCAGTAAGCCAATGTTCGTAAGGATCTTCATCTGCATCAAGGTTGTGCATTTCCTTGTATTCACTAGGCTTAAACGTATCATTAGTCATTGCACGAGTAAGCGCTATTTCTGCTGCGCTATACGCGGGTTTTAGTGCATCGTCTAACTGATCCCCAGAAGACACAAGCTCATCTCTAAGTGTCATATATTCAGAGTTAAGCGTCTCTAATTTAGCATATCCGGCGTCTAGTAAAGGTTTTAGGCTGTCTAGTTTTGGTTTAAATATATTGTTGTAGTCGTCATTTAGTTGTGCAGCGTAATCATTAAATGCTGTAACAGCGGCGTTGGCAGCGTCAGCTTTTGCCTGTGTAGGAGTAGCTTCAAATATAGCTGTAAGACGTTCTGCCTCTGCTTGTAGTCTGTCTTGTTCATCAAACCGTGGAGACATTTCAGCTACAGTTGAATTATACTCTGCAGAGTTTCGTTTATATTCTGCACTAGTTGTGTTTATTTCTTCAGTTTTTGCTTCAGCAGCAGCATAATCTCCAGTAACTTTATCAATAGTGTTACGTACTTGTTTGTCTATGGCTTTATTAAGTTCTTCTGTTCCATACTTGTTTATAGACGCATAAAGACTGTCAGATACATCGGCACCACTAAATGTAGCAGCGGTTACACTTTGTACCGCACCTGTAATTGCTGATAGCTGTGTAGGGGTTAGGTTGTCATTAGTGTCTACATACGACTTTACCATCTCTGTGGTAATTTTAGCTTGCGCTACAGCGTTTATAATTGTGCCACCAGTGACTTCTTGCCCTGTAAGAGCTGCATTTAACGTTGCAGACACTACATTTTTAACTGTGGGGTATTCTTCAAAAAATGATTTGACTTCTAAAGGCACCAATTCTCCGGTGTCTGTATAGCGCATATCGCCAGTACCTGCGCCCGTGCCACCAGTAATATCTCCACTAACTGCTCTATCAACTTGATCTAAACCTGCAGCAATTCCTGCTTGTACGCCGCCCCGTATAAACGCTTGTACAGGATCCTCTCCAGTGACTACTGCCCCCGCTGCGGCTCCTGTTGCCTGCCCAACTACCTGCCCTGCCACAGCAGAACCTGTTGCTGTTGTTGTTGCTGTACCGGCATAAGATCCTGCGGCAGCGCCTACTTGCCCCGCTACATATGCTCTTGCTGACGCTTCAAGTATATCACCAATATCACCGCCATTTTGTGCAACATCTGCAGCTTCTATAAGCGGAATAGCCCATGGCGCGTATACTGCTGCCGTAGCTGTGGCTATAGCCTTTATAGGATCGTCTTTAACAGCTTCTACAACATCATCAACGGCATCTACCACAGGATCTACAATGTCATCTACGACAAAATCACCTATATCGCCAATGACATCGCCAACTTCATCAACGATGTCTTCAATAACATCAATAGGGTTTGGTACGCCGCCCATTAAGTTATGCCTTCCAATGGATCTTCGCCTATTTTAATAAGCAGTACGTAATTACCATCTTTTGTATTTTTTGCATAAAGTTCGGTATCAGTCTTAGCTAATTTTTTCTGTAGTATTTTTATTGCGGACAGTAAATTTTTATCAGAAAAAGAAGCTACATAATGCGTTATACCTTTTTCTTGTAAATAAGCTCCATAAGCTATTATATTTTTTATATAATTTTTAGCTGTATCTACATTTAATGGGCGTCCAAGCATTTTGTGAGAGGCTTGCCCTGTGCCTCTATGTCCAATAAATACAGTGTTTCCAAACTGAACTGTGTCTGCGTTTGGTAAAGATCCTTCTTTACTTAAAGTAAGCATTGCAGTTTTAACAGGTACATCTAAACCCACACCACCTTTTTCCATATTATCCAACGCCATAATTAGTATGGTGGGTATGTCTAACTCTTCTTTATTACTGTTTACGGTTCGCATTAGCTAACCTCCAAAATGCTAGCTACAACATGCAACCTGTTTGCTGTTGCAGCGGTAACTTTTAGTATCTCCCCTGTTTGTACTACAAGCGGACCTGTCAACAATTCTATTGTAGCGTTTGCACTAACAGCTTTAGTTTTAAATACGCTAAACGTAGCAGGAGACGATTCTGCATCTGTAATTGTAAGAGTTATGGTGTCGGCATTGCCAGAGTCTTCGGATACAAGAATAGACTTTACTATGGCTGTAGTAAGCGCAGGAGCAGTGTACAACGTTGTTACGTCAGTGCTTGTTAAGTCTTTTTTTGCATTTGTATATACGTTTGGCATTAGCTCATAAACCACCCAACAGCTTCTGCTCTATCAGATACAGTAGCATTACGTATTGCTGTATCTACTTGTGTAAAATACAGTCGCAACACGTTGTTAAACTGCTCAAAATCTTGTTGATTATACTCTACAGGGGCATATGGTAAAGCAGGAGCGCGAAAAGCCACCCCATAGTTTGTGGTATCTATAGCCATTATCGTCTCCCATCTGGGCGCATATCAAGTCTAGGAGATCCAAATTGCCAAGTAACCCCAATGGCGCTAGACTCTACTCGCATAGACATCTGCCTACCACGCACTCGAATATCTATTTGATCTGTATATACTTCAACAGGAGAAGATGCGCTGCGCGTGACGGTAGCATTATTAACACCTCCTGTAGAAGCAGGAGAAGTAATTCCAGCCCCAGAGTTTGCCAAAGGCTTTAAGGTCATCGTAACTACAGGGCTGTCGGCTGTTGATCCATCAAACGATACGTCAGGTATTACACGATTTATTAACGCAAATTTATGACCGTCATCCAAATCAAAGTCTGCAGATTCTACAAACGCTGTAATTGCAGTCTCAGTAGCCGTTTCATTGTCGTTGATGCCATCTTCATGGTTAACTAGATTGTTATTATATGTTGCTGCTAACGGGTTATCACGTAACCCAGAGTCAAGCCACGCAGTGCGAGCCAAAGTCCCGTAATACCATATATTTTCCATGTAATTATATATAACATAACGATCTATATTGTTTGAGTTGGTAGAGCAGTAGAACCACCACACCTCATGGAATGACTCATTGGTGCCAGAGAACACTTGATCGTATTGTTGCGTATTAAAGTCATTAAATACGTACTTACGCACATCACATTTTAGTGGCTGAGAGCGACCATCATATTTGTAAAACTTATCTGTACCCATCCAGTATGCAATACCATTAGCGTAGGCCACAGATTTTTGTCCCGCAATTGATATGTTTTCACCAACAAGCGATGCTGCCCATACTGCAGGTGCGCCTACATACTGCAGGGAATACAAAGAAGAGTCTGTAAAGACTAAGACTTCTTGCCGAGCTTGAGATGCCGACACGATCTTTGTACCACGAGACAAACGCAAACTACCTGCTTGATTAGTGGCTGAAGGCGTCCAATTAACAGCATCTTCTTGGTCAGACCAGCGTACAAGCGTGGGGTCTATTGTAGAAGTGCCAATAGCGTTAGTTCCAAAACAAAATACAAAGCGACTAATATCAGATACGAGCAACAAGTTTTGCGCAGTAGGAACGTCCGATGCGCCACTCAACGACGATAGCTCTACAGCTCTAGTAGATAATGAGGTGCTAGTCCCAGAATCCCATATGTACAACCTGCCACCACT